AACCACTTGCATTTTGATAAATAACTCTTAAATCTAGTTTGCTTAAGTCTATTCCATTTCCAACAAACCTTTTACATCTAAAATATTTTCTTTCACCTTTTTCATCACTCATAACACCGAATATTCTTTCTGTGTCCGGTATAATCATTGTTCTTGTGTCTGCATCTATCTCTATTACGTCATTTGTTTCTGTTAATGTTGCTTCTGTAATTTCTACCGCATTTAACAATTCATCTACACTAGGCACTTTTCACACCTCCTTATGTCTGTTCTATATATGCCCTGTTTGTTGTTATTCTTGTTTTGTTGCTCTTACCTGTTAATTCAAAATAAAACATACTTCCATGTGTTACATTTACTGGAACTGTTACTCTGTCTTGTATGATTTCATTTGTTTGTTTTCCATCTACATCATAAAGACTTATAACTCTTTTTGTTCCTTGCCATTCTTGATTAAAATGGAATACTAAACACAAATAATTGTCAGAACCTCTTACAATGTTTTCAAAATCACATTGTTTGTTTCTTCTTAATAACTGTCCAGTAACATCAAAGTGTAATTCTCTCATTGCTTTCCACCTCGCCTAATTATTCCACTTGCTACTGTTCTTTCTACTGTTTCATCATGTTCTATATTCAATGGTGCTGAATCATATGTTGCAAATACTGGCTCTCTTTCTTCTATGATTGCAATGCACAACTCTATTCCATTATAAATTCCGCAACTATAATCATCACCAATGTTTTGTTCTTGCACTCCTTTTAGCTGTTTTATACTGTTCTTAATTGTTTTTAGCTTCTTCCAACTTCTCAACATTCTTAACACCTCCTATAAGCTTCTATTTGCCGCCTATATTCCATTTTTATTACTTACCCTTACAACTCCTAGCCATGCTTACTGTTTGTCTTTATTTGCTTAATATCTGCTACTGTATATTGGTCTAACGCATACCACAAGGCACTACGTTAATTCGATAGGCTTTTTATCCTACCCTCTTGCAGTTTCTATTCCTACAAGTCTAGCATACCTATTAACTTCTTATAATTCAAAATACGAACTTTATATTTTCCTCTTACTGTCCAATTCTTCTGAATAGCTTGTGTTATATTCACTTTATTATTGAAGAATTTCATTGCTTCTGTTTTTGAATAGAAATAATACTTTTTATGAGTTTCAATGTCAGTTATAACGATTGAATGATACATACATTTTTTATTTATTTTTAATACCCTTTCTAAATTTGTATCTTGTAATAAATAATATTCTTTACACCTTGTATTCAATCCTCTAAATGTTCTATGCAACTCGACTTGTGCTTCTTTCATATTTGTATAAGATCCTACAAAGTTCAATCTGAAATCATACACATAACATTTGCCTTTTCCATTGGCATCCCACATTTTCTCTACAGTGTTTTCGTTAGCCATGTTTTCTTTTTGTGTACACCATCTAAGATTGTTTGGTTTGTTATTCAATTTGTTTCCATCTATATGGTCAACAATGTTTCTTTCTTCTGTATGACCTTTTACAAATGCATAAGCCATCAATCTATGCACAAAACTTTTTTTCCATCTTCTTTCGCCTTGTAACTTTAAAGCTACTTGCTTATATCCACTACTATTAAAACTCTGTACTAATTCCATTCCATCTTTTCCATAGACATTTCCATATATGTCTATTTCATATATATCTAATACTTGTTCATATTCTGTTGCTAATGTATTTACTTTCTTTCTCTCATACATCACTGGCAACCTCCTTTATAATATTGTCGCAATAGCTCTTGGGAACATTATTCTTTCGTCAGTTCCTATGCGTTGCACGTGTCAAACAGCCATACGCTGTGAGACTTCCGTTCTGGTCTGCATTTCAGCCTTTCCAGTTTTTCTATCGCTTTATACACGCCTAGTCTTGTGGTATTTTTAAACGTGTGAGCATCTATATTAAATTCATCATATATCACATTGCCTTTTGCATCTCTTGCATATGTCAAATCTTTCAATTCTTTTATTGTGTTTCTACACTTAGGTGAACAAACAATCTTCTTAAAGCGTTTCATCTTCTTTGTGTTTTGTAGCCTACTTCCTACATACTTCTTACAAGCATACATGTTAAATCCTTCTTGCCTATAATACTGTATAGCTTTTGGTTCTGCTGAATCCGCAAATATTGGTTTCTTACACCTCTCAGCTCTTTGCTTTGTTTTCTTTACTCCATCCAACAAAATGAATTTGTTATCTGTTATATGGTTTCTATACACTTCATCATAGATATAAAGTATTTTGTTTTTATCATCTACTGCACAGCTAATTAGTGCATTATAACTTGTTTCAAAACCAAAGTCCAAACCAAAGAAATGATATTTACTTGGTATGTTTGTTATTGTATTTGTAAACTGTTTTGCGTTTGTTGCAATCGTAAATTGTGGTAACACTCTTGTTCCACTTGCTCCGAATCTTCCCCACCTTGCTACCGCCCATAAATGCGGGTCATTTATCTTTAAACTATCAAGACGCTTTATATATGACACTGGCAAGAAAGGGTTATCGTCTGCAATACTATGATGATAATATACTCCATTCTTTTTGTTTACAAGTGTTCTTCTTTTGTATATCTCCTGTTCTTCCTGTATTACGTGTTCTTTTCCTTTATCATCTGTATGAACAAAGAATGTGTTATACACCCAATTCTCTTTCCCTACTGGGTTTGTTGTCATAATAAAGTGTAGTGACATTTTAGGCTCTCTGATACGTCCTAAAAGCTCTGTATAGGCATCATAACGTATTTCACTACACTCTTCCATCCAAACGACAGAAACACCATGTATGGACTTTATCTTCTCTACATTGTCCATTCCTCTAAATATAATTCTGCTACCATTTGAAAATCTCACTTCCATTGGTGACATAACCGCTACAGCCTTTCCATTCTTAGGCAAATGCTGATTGGGTAATGATTCATCACTTAACATGTTCATCTTTTCTAGTATCTCTTTAAATAATGCAAAACATGATTCTTTTATTGTTCCATATACTTGCCTTACAACAAGACACGTTCTTCTTTCTTCTAATAGTTTTAATATAATTTTAAGTGCAACATGGTAACTCTTACCACTACCATATCCACCAAATAAAAGGTATTGTTCATAATTCCAATCTGTTAAAAAAGTGGAGAACCTTTTCGAAACATCAATATTAACATCCATGCTTCTTTTTCTCCTTTCTGTTTTGACTTGTTTGTAATAGCAGAAAAGGACAGATACATCACTGTGCATCTGCCTTTCTGTTTGAATTAATTATACCATATTATATTTTATACGTCAATGCTTTACTTGAATATTTTATCTAAAATATCTCTAAGATTATTAACTACTTTATCCATTGTTTTAAACAGTTCTTCATAAGATTCTCCATACACTTCTTTCATGCATTCATCTCTGTGATTAATAAGATTATCAAGTGTTGCATTTTTCATTTTCAAATCTTCATCTTTAATTTCGCTCATGCATATCACTGAACCGATTGCATTCATAATTGTTGCTTGACTTTCAAGCAGAGTGTCAATCTTTCTCTTTAATACATCTAACTTGCTTTCTTCATTAATTTCTTTTGTTTCTTTCATTTCTTCTCTCTGCTGCTCACTTTTACTTTCAACAACTTCGAACACTTCTTTTCTCCATTTAATTACATTCTCTAAATGGTATGAGCCAAACCCAATGTTATGATACTTTCTTCCAACTTTCCTATACATAATTTCATAATATGGCTTGAGTTTACTGTCTACAAGAATCGTATCATCTACAATTATCTTAATATCATACACTGGTATTTTCTTTTCATATTCACACATGTTTTGTACTTCCTTTCTGAAATAGATGTTTGTTTGTTTTCTTTTAGGCTTTACTGTCTAATGGACTATATAGGAATCGAACCTATTACTCTTCGCTTATGAGACGATTGTTCTACCAATGAACTAATAGTCCTTATGTGTTGCTTTCATGCGCTTGAACACTACTCACAACACTTTAGCAAGAAAAGAAATATTTGTTTCGCACACCTTTTATAGTGTGCAACTGCCCTAGTTGGACTCGAACCAACAAATACAGGAGTCAAAGTCCTGTGTGTTACCATTTCACCATAAGGCAATGCGTAAGCTGTAAATACTACTGCATAAGTGATTCTTTTTCTTTACAGCTTACAAATCACAATATAAGAAAAGCCTGTGTTTTAATGACTTTAACACCTGTCATATTGTCCTATGCTTCTAATAAACAACCATTTGCGAAGAACACTTCTCTTGTATCCCAATCATGAATCTTTGTTCTTTTTGGTTCTTCTCTTATTTCATTGTATTTTCCATACTTCTGAATTTCAACATATGTTAAAAACTTTGCTGTTCTTTTTACTACCTCAAATACTAACACATCATTTTCTGTATATGTTTTTCCTACTTCAAATTTTCTTTTTTCCATTTCTGTTCTCCTTATTTGTTTTACTATCTATCAACTTTGTAACTTTATTATATCATTTGTGTTTTATTTTGTCAACAATTATTTATATTTTTTCTTAGAAATAAAATACATCATCTTCAACTGCAATATAATTATCTCCGAAACACATTTCAATATTATATTCTCTTGCGACTTCTTCTGCTTCTTTAATCTTATCAGCTTCTACTAAATTCCAAACCTTTTTGATTGCTTCTGTTCTGTTCATCTTACTTGTTCCTCCTGTTTTGTTTTATCTCTCTTAACTTGTTTATATAATAACATATATGCTTTATTATGTCAATATGTTTTTATAATAATATTTATATATTTATATAATAAAATAAGCACCCTAAAATGAGTGCCTAAATACTTTCCTTTGTTTCTACTACTGCATCCGGATATTTACCTTTTAATGTTTTGAATGCTTTGTTCATTTCTGTTGTGTTCTTAAAATGTAATACCACATCATGTTTTTCTTTTGTCTTAAACTTCACTTCTTTTTCTGTTGGTTCATCTTCTGAAAACAGTGCATCAATATCAAAATCGAACTGCCCCATGTCAACCTCACCAATATTCCATAGTTCTTGTAGCTCTGTATTCAGTAGTTCCGTATCCCATTCACTCTCATTTAGTTTATTATCTACTAGCCTATATGCTTTTATTTGTTCTTCTGTTAAATCTTCTAAACAAACTGTAGGTACTTGTTTTAACCCTGCTTTCTTTGCTCCTAATATTCTACCATGTCCAGCTACTACACTATTATGTTTGTCTACTATTACTGGCTGTGTAAAACCAAACTCTTTAATACTGTTTGCTATTTGTTCTACTTGTTCTTTACTATGTTTCTTTGCGTTCTTCTTATATGGTTTTAGTTCTTTTATTGGTTTATAAACAATGTTCAGTTCTTCCATGTTCTCCTATCCTTTCTATTGTTTTATTATATATATGTTCTATATATCTTTGTTATGCCTTCCTTTGTTCTGTTTTGTGTCTGTTCTATGTTTTACTATATAGCTTTTTATTATGCACATGGTGTTCTATTATTATTTGTTTAGCCTTTCCTGTGTTCTTTTTATTTTCTGCTTTTTTCTTCTTTCTACTTGTCCTTTGTTACGTAGTAAATACTTTAATTGTTCTAAGCATATTTCAACATCTGCTATTTCTTCTGCTACCATCTGTTTTGCTTCTGTTACATTTACTATACATGTTTTATCTCCATCTATTATTCTTCTGTATTTGCATAATGCCTGTGCTAATTCACTTAGTTCTTCTGTGCACTGTATCATTCTGTTATCTAAACAAAAATACTCCGCTTGCTCTTTCATTACTTTTTTATACTTACACATTTTATTTTGGTTCCTTTCTGTTTAATACAATAACTTACCAATGTATTTTACGCTTTTTACTTTACAGTTTTTTAATGATAGTAACATTATACTTTTATGTTTTGCTTCATGTATGTTTTCTGCATAGCATAATGTTTTATTTGTTTGTTCTGTTTCCTTACCGAAATCATCTAGCTTTGTATAGATTACTAAATACTTACTTTGTTTTTCTTCATCCATTTGCATATTTAGTTCTTCTAGTTCTTCTTTTGCTTTTAAATATGTTTTATTAGCAATACCCATTTAAACCTCCTGTCTGCCTTTTCTAGCCATTTTATTTATATGCGCCTATACTTTATAGAGTATGTGATTTAAAACGCTTATATAGGCTTATTTACCGCCATATACATCATTTCCCCATTCTTCTTCTTCGCTTTCTTCTTCAAGCCAATCTGTTCCATTTTCTGCATCCCATATTTCTTCATCATCCTGTTTGTTTGGTTCATATACATCACCCTGTGTTATTAGGTTGATTGTTACTTCATTCTGTACCTTGCCTGTTTGTTTGAACATATCTAACTTGTCCATCATTGATACAATTTCTTTGATTGCTCCCACATCACCAGTTAAGCCTTTTTTAAACAGTGCTACCATTAATAAGTTTTGGTTTGTTAATTCGCCACTTTTGAAACCCATATGCATTAAAACTTGTTTTTGTTTTTGTGTTGTTATATCCATTGTGAGTAATGCTTTCATGGATTGCTGTAGTGCCATTTTTTCATCACGTTTCTTTTTTCTTGCTTCTACTCCAAGCTGTACAATTCTCTTTTTTTCTTCTTCTGTCCTTTCATTCATGGGGATTAAATTTTCTACTCCCTTACGATACATTTTTGGAGACTTCGTATTTGTTGCCATCCTTTCTTTTCACTCTCCTTTTACTTTTTGTTCCATAATATCAAATAAGGCAAGGAAGTTCGCTTTGTTTTGCTTCTCCCTCACCAATATTTCTTTTTATATAAAAACAGTAAACATATAAAACTATACAAGTGTACGAGGTTTATGTATACGAACGAAATTATTTTATAAGTACAAACATGGCTTTTTATTGTTTTGTTTTATACGTCCACTGTTTTTATCCTTTTATATTTTGGCTAACATTCATGGCTGTTACTTATATATTCCTATCCTAGAATATTTCCTTAATTCCATTTTATTATAGCATGTTACTATCTGTTTGTCAACAATTATTTAACAAGATAAACAAATAAAATTTAATTTATTTTGCTTTTATTTATGTTTTCTTTGTTTGTTTTGCCTAAAAAGTAAATCTCTTTCTTTCTTGGCTTTTATTCTTTCTGCTTTCGCCTTTTCATTTGCTTCATAATATTCTAAATACTTGGTACACGTTTCATGGCAATGTAATATTCTTTCTCCGCAATTCTTACATGGACTGTGTAACATCATATTAATCCCTTTCTTCTTAAGTAGTCCTCTACATCACATAAATATAATATTGCTTCCTGCGTGTCCTGTTCCTTTATACTTACTATTCCATCTGCGTCTTTTACTGTGTACCTGTATTCTGATATTGGGAACCCATCTTTTGTTTCATTCTTTAGCTTTCGCTTTACTTTTGTTATAAAGTTTAATATGAATACTACAACCAATGTTATTACAATGCTTTCTAATGCCCCTATATGGCTTTTTATCAGCGCATATGGGAGTAATATATAAATAATACATACAAGTTCTTCAAAATGCCCTACAAGCCAATTACGAGCCTGTACAATAGTTTCCTTTGATGAACTTGCTACTGCTTCAAATAGTTTACTCATAATACCTTACCTTTCAATCCCATTTTTAATGTTTCCAGTTTTGTTTCAAGCCTTTTTCTATATGGCGGAGTTTTGCACACTTCACATCTGTATTTGTTTTCTTTGTTAAAAAACGCTCCGGCAAACTCTTTACATATTTCACAGTTATGCTCAAACACTTCTTTTTCATCTGCCATGACATATACTTCTAATTCTACACAACCAATTCCGCTACTTTCATTTTTCTTTATATTGTAGCTTATGTTTTTAGAATTATTCTTTGCTACAATGTTTGATGATATCCATTTACAACATTCAAGGTATGCCTGTTTCATTGTTTTAGCTTTGAACTCTTTACTTATAATCTTTTCTGCTATTAACATGGCTTTAATCCTCCGATAACTCTTGCTTTGCTTCTACTGCACTTCTATCTGCAAGCTCATTTAATGGGTCTCCATTATGTCCTTTTATGTGTATCATGTTTATCACCATTTTCTTTTCATACACTAACTTGAACATCTTTTCCCATATGTGTTTATTTTTCACTGGCTTATCCTCTTTTGTTTTCCATCCATTTTTATACCAGTTTAAAAGCCACCCTTTTGTTATAGCATTCACAACATACGCACTGTCACAATATACTGTCACCTTTTTTGCTTTACTCTTAAAGGCTTTTACTAATGCCATATATACCCCTGTTAATTCCATTTCATTGTTTGTTGTGTTTCGTTTGTTCCCTTTTGTTACACTTGTTTCGAATCCGCTGTCACATTTTACAAGTTCAACATAGCTCCATCCACCTATACCGGGGTTTCCACTACAAGCACCATCTGTATAAAATATCAATTCTTTCATTCATTTGTTCCTTTCTTTACATCTGCTTTAATGTCTGCATATAATTTCACAATAATCTTTGCAACTAACTCCCACAATGTTTTACCATACACTGTTCCAATCCAATCATGCGTTTCCCTTACTTTTACACATGAGCATGAATAAAATACAAACTTTCTTGTCTCATTCATCTGTTCATAATATGGTAAGAAGCTCTGCGTTCTGTAGTTATATCTGATACAAATTCCTTGCATTGATTTTTCTAATATTTCAAGTGGTGCAATCTCTGTTTTTGTATAGTTTTGTTTTTCAAGCATCTTTGCAACTGGTTTTACTTTCCAAAGAAAATTGTTTAATGTTTTTATGTTCTCCTGTTTTGTACAATCTAAGTTTAGAATTTCATCTGTTTTCATTGTTTTATTCCTCTTAATTAAAAAAAGGCAAGAAATAGAACACTTCCTACCTCCTGCCTTTTATCAACATCTATGCAACGTTTATTTTATTTGTTTGTTTTAGATTTCCCAGTCATCATCTTCATCATCCTCTGCTTCTTCTGCTTCGGACTCTGCATCAGCTTTCTTAAGAAGTTTTACATATGCATCTGCTTTCTGTTTTGGTTTTGTTTTAATACCACGCTCTGTACACATGTTAAACAGCTCTTTCGCTGTTTTTCCCTCATATGGGTCTTTCTCTTCTTCATCCTCTGTATCCCAATCATCATCTTCGTCAACTGGCTCTTCTTCTTTCTTAGCCTGTTTCTTAGATGCTGCTTTAGCTTTCTTTGCTTCTTTCTTAGACTCTTCCTCATCAAGTTCACCTCTATCGAACTTTTCAAGAAGTTCAATCAGCGCATCTTTCTTTCTTGATTTACACTTAGAAGAGATTCCTCTTGCACAACACAACTTGTAAAGGTTTGCACCTGTCATATCAGTGTAATCAAGTTCATCCTCTGCTTCTGCATCATTCTCTGTTTCTTTTGTTTCCTCTTCTGCTTCTGTTTCAGCTTCCACACCATCTTTAAGTCCTGTTTCAAGAACTCTTGCTGTTACCTTTGGAAGTGCTTTAAGAATTACAAGAATCTTATCACCCGCAACTGCTACCTCTCTTGTAAGCATTGGATAACGTGAACCAATCTCACAGATATTTTCTTTGTTCTTTCCCTCAATAATTTCCTTTGCCGCTTCATAAGCTGTCCAATTCTTTGCCATTTTTCTTTCTCCTTTTTCTTTTACTTTGTTCTCTTAATTTGTTCTTTTGTTTACTCTTAAATATTAACATACATTTTTGTTTTTGTCAACATTTATTTTATTTTTCTTCTGCTTCACACTCACATGTTTCTGCATGTTCTACAAGTCCAACAGCTTCACATGCTTCTAAAACACAATCAAGCAATGCAATTAAACCATCTTCATCAAGGATGCCTAAACTGCCTTTAAGAAATACCTTTGTTTCTTTTCCATCCTCTTCTGTTACAAGCTGTTCTGCAACACTATAACCTACTTTGTTTGTTTCACTGTTGTATGCTTCTGAAATTACTACGTTTCTTCTGTCCTTAAAACGTTTTGAGGAAAGCTCTCTGAACGTTAATCTTCCCATTCTTCTCCACCTCCCTCTTCTCCGTTATCTGGTAACTCTAATACTGCCATAAACTTAAGCATGATATATTCTTCGTCCACCAATGAACAAATGTTATCTAAGTTTACATTTTCCACAAGTGACTTAAATGGGATTGTTGCATTTCCATCTTTATCAAAGTTAATTGCTCCAATAGTAAACATACCCAAATTTACTGCCCTGCTTGTAGCTCCTTTTGCATGTAAAGTAATATCATTGTTTAATCCCTGTAATAACTCTACACTTGTTAAGATTTCATCATATCGGAGTTTAAACTTAACCTGTACTGTTTTGTTTTTTCCAATAGTTAAACCCTCAAAAGTAGCTATCCCTTTTTGTTGTAACTTTCTTTCCACTGTTTTGTTTTTCTCCTTTCTGTTCTAAACTTCTGTTCTTGTTTTCTTCTTTCTTGTTCTTTTTGTTTGAAATAGTTATTTCTAGCATTTATGTTATGTTTTACTTTATTAACATCTATAACATTAATACTTTGTTTTGTATTACTATTTCTATTTGAGTTAGAATCTAAGCTGTTTAACTTATCTGTGTTGGGCATGAAGCTAACAGCTTCAGAACCCCCTCTTTCTTTCTCCCCCTTATAATACTCTTCTTCATTTTGGTTGTCAATACCCTTTTTGCAGATTTTATATTTTTTTAAGAATTCTTCATTTTCTTCTGCAAGCTTATTTATTACATCACGCTCTATAAGCTCCCTATATTCCTGTATATCCTCTTCTTTTATTGCGACCCATACTTCATCCCTGTTAATGAATTGAAAGGCAAATAAAGGTATTTTATGAGCTTCTAAAGCATGATGTTCTAATACATGAAGTACACTTTGTTTAATACTGAAACTTTCATGGTCTGTACTTTTTAATTCACAAAGAAAGTGTTCATTTTCACCATCACATTTTTCTATCCACCCAGCACCACTATTTTTTGTAGGTTTTAAACCTAACCTGTGCATTACATTTGCTTCATTCTTTCTATACCACTTTGTACTACGTTTATTCATGTTTTGTTAGTTCCTCGCACTTCTTTCTGTATTTACAAGTCCCACATACAATGATAGGTCTTTTACCATAAGATTTTCCAAAACACTTCTCTCTTTCTTTTGCTTCAATCATACATTCTCTTTCATATACACATAAATTACATTTCTTATCCCCATTAATATGCCAACCAAAACAACAGCCTTTTGACTCTTCGTCACTTATATCTGTTAATTTTGTTCTTTTGTTTTCCCAGCTTGCTACCACTTCCAAAACATCTACAATCTCTTGTGCTGTTATTAAATCAATATTAACATATCTTGTTTTGGTTTCATATACTGTTTCAATTTTTTCTTTTACTTTGTTTGCAAGCTCCTGTACATTATATTCTTTTTCAATCTTCATCTGTTTCACCATCCTGTTCTTTTAACTTTTGTTTTGTTAATGCTTCAAGGTATTTGATATACCCTAAACCAAGTTTCTGTGTACTTTTACTTCTGTAATTCTTTCTTGCTTCATTGAGTTCTGCTGTTCCAAACAAGTCTTTGAATCTTGTTTCTGTTTGTACTATTACATAACTATAGTTACTTCCTTTTCCATTTAACATTTAATCTTTATACCTCCATTCTAAAAAATATAATCTTCTTAAAATAGCATTTCTAAGATTTATACGTGCAACTTTATTGAGCTTTTTAATACATTTCGCCATGTATTTTCTTAAATCATTTATTTCTGCTTCTGTGATATTATATTCTTCATACTTCATTTTCTTCATATCCCCATTCTAAGTGTGCTACTATATACATCTTTTTCATAACAGCCTTTCTAAGGCTTGTATATGCCCCTAGATTGAACTTTTCTTTTCCATCAATACATTTTGTTATGTATCTAATTAAATTGTCTATTCTATCCTGTAATGTACAATAATCATTACAATGTTTATCAATTCCTCTCCATTTTTCTATAGGACAATAATTACATGGTGAATCAAATCTATACTGTAAATCACGTTCTTTACTTGCAATATAGCAAGCTGAACAGTCATAAGACACTAATAAATTGTTCTTTTCCTGTTCTGTTATATTTCCCCTAACAAACAGATTAAATATTGCTGTTCTTTTTAATGATGAAATATATAATGTTTCTATTTGTTCTTGGATTACTCTATAATATTCAATACCTCTAATTTTGCTTGTTCTAGATGCAAATACCTTTATTACTTCTTCCCAAAGCATTATATGTATTTCATTGTACCTTTTTAATATGTTTTGTTCCATGTTTGTTTTACCTCCCTATTGTACTTTTGTTATTTCTCCTACACATTCACTAACATATTTACAACCTAAACAGCTAAAGAACTGGCATTCTCTACCACAGTCTTTATGTTTACGTGCTAAACAATTACCATTCCTACATTCCCATTTCAAACAAGGAAGATTATTATGCCTTTTTAATAAAATATTTATTGCGCCTTTTATTCTTTCCTGTTCTATGTCTTTCTGTAATGGATGTTTATTTACCATTTACTTCACCCCTACTTATTCCATCCCACCATTTTGTTTTACCTATTCACCTTTTATAATTTGTTTTGCTAGTTTGCCAATGAACTGTTTGTCCATTCCATTCAGCCTACTAAACAAATCAAAACCTGTTGTTCCATCAAAATCATAAAAAACATATCCATACTGCGTATATACTCTTAATGTTTTTTCGGAATATTCTTTTTGAAGTTCTACAAGCTGTTTTGATATTTCATCAAACTTTTTATCGCTCCATTTAGGACTATCCTCTTCATAGTACAAATAACTATGTATTAAAACAACTCTTTGTAGAAAATCTATTTTTAATTTATCTGTCCAATATGCTGGGAAAGTATACATTTATTCCACCTCAATCACATACATTTTTTTATCTAAATCAAACGATATACCTTTTATAAATTTTACTTTTATACCGTCCAATACACTTAACGACATATCAATAGCTTTTACTCTTTTACCTGTTGAAAATTCAACTAATACTTGGTCATAATTTCCATACATAAAACCAGCTATAAATTGTGTTAATGTATCTATTTCAATTTCTTTACACATTACTCTACACCCTCCTGTTCCACTCTTCTATTACTTGTTCAACAGAACTCGTAGCTATTTTTTCTTGTGACACTCCTTTTTGATAAATCTTATCTACTTTTGAAGAAGTTCTAACTCCACATGATAAACATATAACTTGTACACCATTTTCTACAAATAAAACTGCTTTACCTCCACAAAACGGACAAGGCTTTAATACTGAATTAATACTTTCCATTTGTTATACCTCCTTTGTTATTATATGTCAATAACTATTTTAAAAATAAACAATAACTATTTTAAAAATAAACAATAACTATTTTAACTTTTATAATATAAGTTGTATAACTTTATAAAGAAAAATATATATATAAATATATATACAAAAAGAAAAATTGTTCTTTAAAAATTTATTTGTTTTATTCCTCTTCGTTTGCAATCTTGTTTAAATGTTATATTATTCTTCTTTAAATATTCTCTTACGTTATAAACTGTTTCCTTTTAACCTTAAAATATTACATTCCATTATATGACCCTCCTATTTAACGATTTAAGACACTTTATGCCTTTAGCCTATACTTTTATTACTGAACTATATAAACACGCTAGAAACTTAAAATACAAGCTATAGAAGATATAATAAAAGGTAGCTTTTTAGGATACCTTAAATTCTTCCCTAAATACTTTCATGTATTTGTTATTACCAAGTCTGTATTTATTGAATGTATTAATTGTATCAGCTCCCAACCCTTTAAATACTGCTATCTCTAACAATGTATTAATATCAATTCCAGCTCTCTCAAGTTTTGTTACTGCCATAATACATCTATAACTAAATGTTGCTCTGATTCCATTTGTTCTAGCCTGTGTTCTGAGTTCTTCGATAAAATCAACAAGCTCTGTGTTTCCCTTTGCAAGGTTAAGTTCTATTCTTCTATCATAATCAAACTTAATTGTAACAAATCTATCAAGTGTTGCTTGGTCAAGAACAAGTCTTCCTGTATACATTTCATCAGCACCACTTCCAACAGTATTTCCAGCCGCTACAACTCTAAAGTTTTCATTTGCTTCTACTCTACCAATTGGGAACTCAAAATATCTATTTGCAAGTGCCGCATTAAGTAATACTAATACTTCTGGAATACTTGCATCCATTTCATCAAGGAAGAATAAACCACCTTTTGTAAACGCTTTATAGAATTCTGTTTCATGGTAAACGCCACCAGCATCAATGAATCCTGTGATTTTATATTCTTGCTGTACACTGTTTGTGAAATAGAAATCCAAACCTAAATCCCATGCAATCTGTTCAAGTGTAAAGTTCTTTCCTGTTCCTGCATCCCCTACAAGGTAAACAGCTTCATTCTGTTCAATACAAGTTTTAATTAAATTATATTTCTCATGTCTGATTTCTTTTTCTTCTTCCACTAAAGAAATTTCTTTTACTGGTTCTTCCTTTTTAGGTTTTACTACTGGGTGAATAAGCTCCACAGAAGTTTTATTTGTTTTACTTTTTCTTCCTTGTGTTTTAAGTTCGTTTGTTGTTCTGTTTTCTGAACGGAAATTTTCCGGCTCTTTATACTGTGTACCATTTCCATTTTCATCAAACGTGTAATAATAGAAGATGCCGTGAATCTCAAAAACATAAACACCATTCTTCTGCATTTCTCTAATTTCTTTGGTATGTTTTCTGAATGTTCTTTTCAGTGTTACAACACCAAAATCTGTTTTTGTTCTGCACTCCACGTGCATATCATCAATCTTTGTTACACTTTCAAATGTTCTTCCTATCATCATTTTGCTCTCCTTATTTGTTTTCTGACTTATTTATTTGTTCCTTACATCTATTATAATATGCCAAACAAACAAATAAGTCAATAGTTTTGTTTTAATTTATTTTGTATTTTTCAATGTTTTTTATCTCTTCTTCTATAACATTTCTTGGAACATAGTATTCGCCTTTGTATAAATGTTTTACTTCTTCCCAACCTGTACATTGACCGTAATCGCTACCAAAATCTTTGCAATCCTCTAATCTTTCAATCAATCCGAATACTATTCTTCTAAACATACTCGGATGTGCTAACGGAAATGCAAGCTGTTTTAAGTTCATACGCTGTGAACTATCTTTTACTTTCACTCTAATATCAATATAACCCTTTGATTTTCTACTCCTTGTTACAACACTAACAAATACATTACAACGCATGCCTTGTTTTTCTAGCTTATCTACAGCCTGTAAGAACTTTACGCTTTCGCGCATCATTGTTTGTGTTGATGTTGCACCACTATAGCCAAAATCTTTTGTTATGTTTACAACTTTCTGTTTTTGAACAACTCTTTTATTGTTTATCATATTTGTTGGAATACCTTGTAAATATCTTGGAACACTGCACTGGAATCCAGCAATATCATAAAACGCTTTGTTTCTATATCCATTGTTATTTACATTAACTTTGGCATCCAGTTTACTTTTTAAATGTTTTGCTCCATCTTCCCAACCATGAAACAATAACTCCCTTGCTTCCTCCATTGAATGTGTTCCTGTAAAACCATAATTATTATTATCTGATGCATGATATTTTTGATAGAATAATGTTCTTTCTGTTGTATCAATATAATGAACCACATCTGCTATTGAATTAAAACTAATATTTATATCATTGTTTGTCTCTGTTCTTTTCATTTTTGTTTTCTCCTTGTTTGTTTTCTCTTGTTTACAATTGCTATATTACTATGTTTGTTATGTTTTGTCAATACTTTCTTTAAAATTTTATAAAACAAAAAAAAAGGAACGCTTTTTATACGTTCCCTAAAATGTTTCTTCTTTTAGTTTTTGTTTTGTTTTAGGAATGAATCCATACATAGCAATACAATAAGAATCTGCTAAATCATCATTTATTTTACATGGTACTTTCTCAGCTCCTATTTTAACGTTTATAACGCCTTTCTTACCCCTACCCTTATATTCCTCTGCTATATACTTTAAAAGTCCTTTCTGCTTTAAATACAAGATTGTAGGATACTTGTTAGGATTTATTCCATATTTATTCTCTTTTGGTTTGCTTGTTCCAATAACTGCATTCTTCCATGCCTTAGTATCTACACTATAAACTTTTATATTATGTGCTAGAAATACATCTAATATTGTTACGATTAAACCACCTGTTGTAATTAGATACTGGGAACTCATATGTCCACCACTGAACGTTCTAATTCGCTCTATAATACATTTTATTTCAATAGGCTTATATTCCCTTAGTAGCTCATTTAAAATTGATTCTAGGACGCTTCTAAGGTCTTTACGCTTATCATAGTTATTTTTGCATCCATCAAAGTTTACACTATACATTTTCAACAGCTTTTTATCTTCTAATACTGTAATTCCTGTTCGTGTATAACTTTCATCAATTCCTATTACAACCATACTCCCTTATATACCTTTCCTTTTTAGCTTTTGCAAGTTTCTTTCTAAATTCTATTTTATCTTTCTTTGTGTTCATCTTTGTATCGTTGCATTCACAAAACTGAATTCTTTTTATATGTTCAGAAATCCATGTACTTTTTACAAGTTTAAATGTTTTAAATTTTAGGTTATATAAAAGATATTTGTTTCCTACTTTACCACAATACAGAATTGTATATGTGTTTGTTTCTGATTTTAATTTAAACAGCGTTCCAATTTCTATTCTGTTGCAATCACTACATCCCATTGTTTTAAGTTCGCTGTCTTTTGAAATCCATCCTATAATGTAGCCACTTAATAAATTGTTACTGCATCCATATCTATAGAACTTTTGTTCCTTTGTTTGTTCCTTTTTGTTTTTGTTCAAATAACAACATTCTGCACAACTTATTTTCCTCATGCTTTCAACCACTCCAAACATTTTTCTTTTGTTGTAAATACTGGATAAATATCTCTTTGTGTTTTTCTTATTCCTGTATCTATTGTACTGTTAATACATAAAAAGTTTTGTTTATAGCTTTCTATGTTTTCCTTTTTATCTGTTACACACTTAATTGGTTTTAGGTTATACAATGTTTCTTCTTTGCGTACTATACATTCTTTTACAATACATTTTAGAACAACATTCTTTTTTGCCTTTTCCCTTTTACTTACAAATACAAGAAAACATTCCTGTTCTGGAAGTAATCGTAAATATGTTTTATGTATGTTCTGCATCCCTTTACACTCCTTTGTTTCGCACTCCATGCAATCTAAATATGTTACACGGAGTGCATATGCTTTGCAATATTTTGACATTAATTAGCAATCCTTATCTTTTACAATTTCTAAATATTTATCTAACCATTGAAACACAAAATGAATGTTATATGACCCAAAACCAACATTATAAAATTCGCTTCCTACTTCTTTGTATTTAATTTCAAAATAAAAACCTAGGTTTACTCTTCTTACAACAACCTCCGCTTCTGTTACCTTTATTTTCTCAACTTCCATTTCTCCACATGAATTTTTCATAACCTCCATCATTTCTATTCCCATTACTTATACCAACCTTTCTTTTGTTTTTCCATAGCATACATCTTTCATGTTGCATTCTTCTGCCATCTTACAATTATACCCTGTACATTTCTTGTGCCTTTTTACAAGTTTGTTTTGTTCCAATAGCCTTGTTTTACTTTCCTGTATTCTTTCCAATCTTCCAATGTATTGTGCGATTTCGCTTGGATTATATTCATAATGGTATACTTTAAATTCCTGTGTGTTTTTATCATCACACAAAACTATTCCATGGTGTATTCCTGTTAAATACATATAAAGCTGGCATTGTTTTCTACCGCTTGCATGGTACTTTTGTTTTTTGAATGTAAATGTATTTACACTTTTGATTTCTACAATATATGGTATCTTTTCCACACTATCATCATATACACTTTCAAGCTTGTAATCTGCTGGTATTTCGCATATTATATCGGGGGTATATGATAAGTCAAACTCTTCTGCAAAGCGGCTATAATCGCAATCTAGAGGCTTACACAAGCCACCCCTAATAAATAACCTTTGCCACTTCTCATGTATTGCATCACCCTCGCTGAATATTCTCCTTAAACCTACTGGAACTTGTTCTCCCTGTAACTGTTTGTAAAATAATGATAACACTTGCTGTCGTATACAAAACTTATCATCTGATACAATTACTGCACTGGCGTGTAACCCTTTTCTTTCTGTTGTTTCTGCTCCCCTTGTCATTACACTCTTAAGGAATTTAAGTTCTTTCGGAATGTCTTTATCTAAGTAGAATAAACCATTTAACATTTGTTCTATTTCTTTTTCTTGCGTACTTTGTACTTTCGTAAATGTTTTGTCTGCATCCTTTTTAATATCGTCTATTATTCCCATTTTCTTCTCCCTGTTCTGAAATAGATAATATGTTTGTTTGTTTCAAACCAGTAGTTGTACAGAACCTTGTTCTTGCTTGCTTTTCTGTCTCAGCATAACAGAAGAATTTATGCTCTGCACTTCCACCGCTTGTATATGTTCGCTTAAATACTATACAATAAAATATCACTCTAACATTTCCTTGTATTTTTTCTTATGTTCATCCATGATTTCTTTTCTAACAGAATCAAGGTCTGCAAAATCAACAAAACCACGTTCATAGAATAATGGGATTTCACAACTCTGCATTGGATTACACACTTTACTTTTTACGACCTTAACTTTCATAATCATTCCTATACGCTCTTTCGCTTCTGTATTGAATGGATTATGGTTAGGAATTTCAATATAACCTTTTCTTGCTACTTGTATTCTAAGTGACGCACTATGTTTTAATTTATGACCGCCCGGAGTTTGTATGTTATCTCCAAAAGGCAACGCATTCATTTTATCACGAATCTGATTAATAAATATAACTGTTGTTCCTGTCTGTTCTATTACATCCTCAAGTGTTGGTAAATACTTATCCATCAACCTAGCTACACCACCGATACGCATTTCCTGTTCACTATCTGTATTTACCGCTTTTCTGATTTTATCGATATCATCCTTTGGCTGCATTGATGGAACACTATCAATCATAACAAGTGGTATTCCCTCTTCCGCAAACCTTATTGCTCTATTAAATGCTTTTTCTCCATATCTTGCTCTATATACAATCATTTGTTTTGGTCTGTTTCCGAATAGCTTTGCTCTCTCTCCATCAAAAGTATTTCCTGTTATGATTATTCTATTGTTTCTTCTCATAACCCACATTCCAGACTTCATTGTGAAGCAATACATTTTACCGTCTTCTGTGGCAAATGGTTCAACCCACGCTTTTTTCAAACTTACAATATTGCTTTTCATCCCTGCACATACCGTATACGCCAACTTCATATTTTTTACATTATGGTCTACAATGCGAATATCTTTCCATGAATTATCAACTTTCTGTATATATGCTGAATATCCACATGAAGTGTATGCAAATTGAATAAAATCTGCATCACTTTTATTTGTTGTTGTAAAACTTGGCATATGACCAACTTCAAACTGACAACCATCCCAGTGTTTCATTTCATCCAAAACTATCATCAACTGTCTATTCGTCATATTGTACCAACTACTAGGATAGTTCTTTTCACGAAACGGTGCATCAAAAATAAAAAACTTTTTATTCTGTGACATTCTATATTCTACGCTACAATTCGACAATAGCATTTTTATTCTTTTGCGCTTTCTCTTTTTCATGAGTCCCATATAACATTGTTTTGAATTGTTACCTTTATTAAAACTTCCGTCTGCAAACACGGCAACCATAAGGCGAATTTCACTATCAGATAAATTTATACCTCTTCCATTGTACATAAATGTTTTCGGAATATTCCCAGCAAAACCATCCTTATTCATTTCTATACGTTTTCGTATTTCATGGAATGACCTAATCTGCAAATTATTACTTCCAACAGTTCTATAAACAACATTATGATGTTCAGAAACAACCATATCAAGTCTATTCTTTGTTTGTACTCTCCACATTGCACAAGCATCTTTTTTATGATATTTTAATGGCTTTTCCAACGTTGCTGTTCCATCTGCATTATACTGTAAAACACTTTCTCCTTGTTTGTAATTGCATATCTTTTTCCATCTGCTACCATTAAAAAACTCTGTATCTTTATCTACGCATCCCTCAATCGGAATATCCAAACACATATCATGCTGGGCGCATAACTGATAACCTAATGTTGTTTTTCCAGCACTCTCTGCACCAAAAATCTCTATGACTCTTCCTTTAGGAACTCCGCCACCAATAATGTTATCAAGGTCAACAAGTCCTGTACTCCATCTTGGAATCTTAAGTGCATCCGATTTACTTCCTAAACTGTAAACACTTCCTTTTTCTTTTTTGTCAATCTCTGACATAAGTTTTAATATTCCATCTTTATTCATTCCCTTTGCCATGTGTGTATTCCTCCATATATCTGTTACATAAATCTACGAGCTTGTCAAATGTTCCATAATCAAAATCTGTTTCCATTGTTAACTTCAATACCTCTGCTTCGTCTAGATACCATTTTGCTTTTTTTAAATCTTCATTACCATTTTTATATTTATATCTGCTCAAATACTTATATGCATTTACAATACAAAAATCAGTTACTCTCTGATTCCCAAAAATCAATCTCATGTTATCAATACATTCAATGCTACAATTCCCATCATAATGTTTTGGATGGTTTACATTATCATGTTTCTTTCGTTCTTCATTCTCCATTGTTTCAATAATTTCTTTCATCACTTTTCTACCTCGCCATTAATGTGCTATTATATTTTACTACTCTGCTCATATATTTGTTTTTGTTAAATTCAAGTGCGCCCTGTTCTTTCAGAATATCAATCACCCTTGTTGTAACGCTTCTCCCTTTGCATCTATCATAGAAATCATCATAAGATTTAAATACACCCTTTCTGCGCTCTTCTTCTATGGTTTCTGCGGCTTTTTCTCCAATGCCCTTAATAATACTCAACCCTTGCTGTATAACGTCCTCTCCGTCCATTTTACGCAATGAGGTTTTAGCTGAATAATTTACATGCGGTAACATAACCACAGCACCATCTTTTACTGCAAACTGTGAATATTTAAAGATATCTGCATCATTATCTGCATACTTCATTTTAACATACCAAAACTGTGTTGGATAATGTACTTTGTAATACATCTGGTCAATACTTATTAACGCATACCCTGTTGAGTGCCCCTTGTTGAATCCATAGATTAGCATACTCGCCCATATGCTATTTGTTTGTTCTTTTGTCAGTCCCTCTTTTTTACATCCTCTAAAGAAATCTTTTTTCATTTGTTCAATAATAGGAATGTACTCTGGTTTTGTTAAGTTCTCTGCTTTCTTCATAATCTTTAACATATCAAAACTCTGCTGTGGTGTTAAGTGTCCAACTTTCTGCGCTACTTCAACTGTTTGCTCTTGATATAACATTGTTCCATATGTTTCTTGAGTATATTTATAATATGGTGTATTCTTATCCACATTATCAGAAAGTTTGTTATGTGCATATGTTTCATGCATGTGCAACTGTAATGGTGCTGGTCTGTTTAATGCATTCACTGCTATAATATCATTTATACAATCACACTGAATCATATCAAGAATCTTTTTAGGTGCTGACTTTTCCATCTGAAAAATCCCATCTGTTCTTCCCTCTCTGAATCCCTCTATAACCTCTTTGCTTTCTTCATCTTCTTCTGTTATCTCATGCCCTGTTTTCTCTCTAAGCTCACGCATTTCTGACATTGTTTTAAGTCCAAGCATATCAAACTTTACACAATTAATATGCTCTAAATCATCTTTGTCAAAACAACTGCTTAATGCTCCTGTCTTTCTATCTCTCATGATAATGCAAGTATAATCACTTATATCTGTTCCAACCACAGCAACCCCAGCCGAATGTTTTCCAAGATACTTTATTTTACCATAAAGTTTTGAAAAATGTTTTATAATGTTGTCATACTTTTCATTAAACTCTTCTGTTCTGTATCCATTCAATAAGTTACTCATATTCAGTTCATCATCTACTATGAATCCCTTAATATATGACTTAATTTCTGCAATCGCTTTTTTATTTTCATCTGCTTCAAACCAATCAACATCTTTTGTTGTTTTTAAGTTACAAACACTTGCCAAATCATTCACAAGATTATCAACTCCATACATTCCATAAGAACAAATCTGTATTGCTTTGTTTGGATATTTGTTTATAACATAGTCAATTACTTCCTGTCTCCTATCTCGTTCGAAATCTAAGTCAATATCCTACCTTAGTCGTTCGTTTCCAAACTATCAAGGCTAGACTATATCTTCCACTATTGTGGCATTCGCACTTCGGAATGGTGCTTATCTCCATTCCTACACTTGTTACTCTCTTCACAAACTAGTCGTTACACCTTTCTATACGAACATTTCCATAAACTAGATGTTTATGTAACATTGTTCTTTTAACATCGTAGTGTTTTTCTGCATATTCCACAGCTTCCGTTATACTTAGAAATTCATCTATCAATTTATTTCCAACATACAATTTACATGGTCTATAATTTCTGAATGGCGTGTCTTTTCTTCTCTCATATCCATACTTCAAATTGTCTGCTTGCTTACACCATCTAAGATTTTCATAATAGTTGTTCTTTACATTTCCATCTATGTGGTCAACAACTAGCTCTGGTTTGTATCCTTTGCAAAAATATTTTGCTACTGCTCTATGTATTGACAAATGTTTTGTTATATTGTTCTCACATGGCTTTACATACAAATAACCTCCACTTCCAACATAAGGTTTTAATATATTTCCTGTTTTCTCGTTTAAAACATTTCCATATTCATCTATTGAATGGTGGTCAAACTCTTCCATACTTTTAAACATCTAATTCACTTCCTTTCTATATAGACTTGGCACGGTATTCCCTCTATCTCACCATCACTGGTTTAGGGTTTCTTAGTCAGATTATTCGTCTATGGTCTTATGCCCTATTATCTTGTTGTAACATTTCAATAAGGAGTCTTATTTTTCTGATACCGTTAGCATATTATAATAATACACACCATTAAGCAATGTTCACGAATGATGCCCAAATAAGTTTAGGCAATGACTTCTTTTCCTTTCTCATAAATCTACTAAAATCAAGGTTATATTTTATGCTGTCTACTTCTGTAATTCCTACTGCATAAGCTACAAGGCAATTACAAACCGAACCTCTTCCTTTTCCTGTTTCAATTCCATTTTCTTTCGCCCATGTTATATAATCTCTAACAATAAGGAAATAGTCTGCAAAACCATGGTAGTTAATTACTTCCAATTCTTCTTTACATCTTTTCCAGTATTCCTTATTCCATTTGTTTCTGTTTTTCAATCCCTGTTTTGTTAATGTTTCAAGTTGTTTTGCTCCATCATCTGATATTTTAGGAAGTTCTAATTCTAACCCATCTAGTATGTTTTCTTCTACTTTGTTATATATTTCTTTCATATTATCTGCAAATCTTTCTGCAAGTTCCATTGGCTTTTTAAACTTCTTTTTATAGATGTTTGCAAACCGTTCTGTTATCTCATACTCTGTAGGCATGTACCTTTCACTGTATGTTCTTTTTACATCCAATGTTGTTTTTCCGATTTCATGCATTTTACAATATGTATCAAAATCTTCTTTACTTCCAAAATGTGAATCACTTGTTAGAATACATTTTATTTTCTTTCTTTTTGCCATTCCCATAAGTTCATAATCTGTTCTTTGTTGTGTCCCCTGTGCGTCTATCTTATATGGCTGTATTTCAACGTACAAATCATCTTTAAATATTTCCTTAAACTTATCTAATAAACGCTCTGCTGTGCTTCTATGACCATTTAAAATAGCTTGTGACGTTGCGCTTGCTATACAAGCTGTTGTACATATAAGTCCATCTGAATATTTTTCAAATAACTTAAAATCAACTATAGGTTTATAATAAAATTGTTTTGTGTTTGCTTCTGTCATAATATGGCATAAATTTTTATACCCTTGCAAATTCTTCACAAACAAATTCAAGTGGTAACTCTTTCTTTTTGGATTTTCTTTATTGAATTTTGGTTGAAAATATATTTCACATCCCATAACTGGTTTTATTCCAACTTCATTACATGCTTGGTAATGTTTTATAAGTCCACTGATAGAGCCATGGTTGCTTACGCCTAACGCTCTATACCCTAATTCTTTTGCGTGTTTTGCTAACTGTTCTGGCTTACCGAATCCATCAAACAATGAATATTCATCATGCCTGTGTAAATCGAAAAAATTTCCCATTCTTCTTTCTTCCTTTCTGTTCTCTATGTTCTACTTAATTATAACAAAAGGGCTGACATAGTTCAGCCCTTGTGTGCAACTTTATTTTACTGCTTTCTGTTTAATAACTTCCTCAATCTCTCCAACTCTTCTTCTTGTCTCATTAATAGAATTATGAATCTCTTTAATTCTACACTCAAGTATTTCATCAATGTTAAGTAAACGCTTATCGAATTCTGTATTTATTTTATCAAACTGATTCCGCATATTTTGATTAAGTGCATCAAAAGAATTTTCAATGTTTCTCTTCTCCAATGCCTTTTTAAATCCACGCTTCTCCGCTTTTCTGATTTCTTTTTCATATTTTGTTCTTTTAATAAACATAAATTTATTCCTCCCAATCATCCTCTTCTTCATCCCAATCATCCTCTTCTTCATCCCAATCGTCAGAATCATTTTCTTCGTCCGCTTCTTCCAAAAGGTCAATGTAATATTCTTTTGACTTCTTCGGTTTACAATCAATGTCACGCTCTTTACACAGCTTATAAAGCTCCTGTGGCTTCATGCTTTCATAGTCATTTGTTTCGTCCTCTTCTTCATCCCAGTCATCTGTTTCTTCGACTTTTGTTTTAGCTTTTGTTTTTGTTTTGTTTGATTTCTTCTTAGGTTCATCCTCTTCATCAAAATCTTCATTGTTATCAGATGGATATGCCTTATCAATGTATTTTAAGATTGCTGAATCAGACAATGGCTTTACTTTGTTATTTCTAAATTTTGCTTTGTCTAACGGAATAACAGAATATGTTGTGTTCTGCCCTTTACCAATTCTTTTAATCTCATAGTCTCTATCAAGAAGCGTTCCATATGTTTCATATAATGAAGCAAGTGCTGGAACTGGTGAACAGTTATTAACTGCCGCCATTAACAGTTTTACTTCTTTGCTTTCGTAGTCATAGACACTCCAAATGTACATTTTTCGTGTTCTCAGATTTTCATCTTCGCAATACTCACAAGTTCTGCCAAATTCCTCTTGGCATGGAACGTTTACACCTAAAGCAAAACTGTCATGGAACTTGATTTCTAAACCCTCTTCCATATCTGTTAAGAAATGAACTCTTGCTTTTGAATCCTCTTTGAAAAACATAAATTTTCCCTTACTTGTTCCACTCTTGCTGATTTCACTTTTAATGTCTGATAACTTAATTTTTCCCATGTTGTTTCTCCTTTTATTCTTTTGATATATTTGTTTTGTACTCACCGATTTCTACCACACAGAACTGCTTTGGATTTATGATATAACCACCGAACTCTATATATGCATTTGCATCTTCAAGGTAACATTGTTTTATAACATTTGCTATGTTACTAACTGAATCTTTCACAACTTGTTTTGCTTGTTTTACGAGTTCTGTTAAAAGCATTTCATCAAAACTTGCTTTATCCTCATTACGCATAAATCCGAATTTTGTTTCGTATTCGCTACAAATCAGTTTGTACTCTTCACTTTCTTCATTATACTCTCCATGCACAACTCTGTCAATCGTTAATTTTTCCAATGTATCTTTGTGATACAAATTCATTTTACAAGTTACTTTATATTTCAGCACCATGCTTTCTGACCCTCCTAGAACGCTGTTTAGCGGCTTTTATTTCTTCCTCTGACATTTCCCCCACATCCTTTTTATCAGCTGGATAGTCAAAGCGTATCACATTAAAAAACCGCTTTAAATACTCTGTTCCTTTTATTCCGCATTCATCATTATCTAATGCAGATATCACTGTTGCAATTCCTTTTTGTTTTAATTTGTTTACTTGTTCGTCTGATATATGCCATCCGAGAATTGCAACAACATTCTTTATATGCCCACGTGTTTTAAGACTTAAATAATCCATGAACCCCTCACATATATATGGAATGCAGTTCTCTTCATAAGTTCCACATAATGTATCACGCTTTCTGAATCCCTCATTGTATAAATACTTTCTTTTCTTTTCAACATGCGGGTTCATTGTTCTCCCAACCCATCCCATAAACTTTCCATTGTCCAATATTGGAAATATAAATGGGTAAGCAACATTATAATTGTATTTACACTTTGAAACATTCAATGCACGTTTACTGAATCCGCGTTTCTTCATGTATTCAATTATTTGTTTTTCATCCTTACTGTTTGCTTCATTCCAATCTGTTGTTTTTAATCCATAGTAATAATCCTTTGCTTCAATCAATGCTTGCTTACTTTGTTTCTTACGCTTTCTTTTGACCTTTATCTGTAGCTTTTCTATTTTATCACTATGTAATATTTGTTCTAACAAACAACATGACTGTAAATCATTTAGCTCCGGGTGCGCTTTCATAACAAAATCTAATGCATTGCCTTTAGCTTCACATCCAAAACAAAAAAATGTTCCATCATCTAAACAAATTCGCATTGATGGGTTTATATCATCATGGAAAGGACATATAATATTAAACTCTGTTGTTGTTATTTCTTCAACAATTCCATAATAGATTAATACTTTAGCAAGTTCCTTTCCTCCATATGTTCTCATCATACATATCGTTCTAGCCTTTCTGTTCTGTTATCTTAATATATGGCTCTGATATTTCAACATCACAGCATTTTCCTAACTGTGCTTTGTCCTCTTTACTTATTTTTCCTGTTTCATACATTCTATCTAACTTTGTTTCGTCCATACTTTCTTCAACATCAATGAACTTTTTGAACTTCTTCGCATCTACTCCACACTGTTTCAAATACTTAACAAGTCCATCCATATCATTTACTTTGTATGTCTTATTTACAACTGTTTTGTACAACTGTTTTGAAATGTTATGTTTTAACTTTTCAAACTTCCATGTTATCATCTTTCTTCTAACTTTTGTTACTTTAAGCTTCACATGGTTTGTGTAATAATTCATCCCATCTTTTAACTCAATGTCAAAAGTTTCTTCTCCTTTTGGGAGATTTGTAAACATAAAATTTGTAACTGCAAGCTGTTCTTTTTTTCTTACTTCATCATAATATTGGTCAAACTTCTTTTTCTCTTGCTGTGCTTCATATAATCTTCTAACGCTCTGTTCTATCTGTGCTGTATTCATTCTTCTGTCCTATCCTTTCCTTGTATTCCTTTACTGCCTGTCTCTGTGCATATAATACTGAATTGATATCTTTCGGATATGTTCTGACATTTACATCACGAATGAAAATAAGTTCATCAAATGTTAGTTCTTTCTCTTCTCCTACTGGTGTCTGTACTCTTACAAGCTCCTTTCTTCTATTTACTCCGACAACTTTTGCTGTTCCCAACTTCTTTAAAAGTTTTCCGTGCTTTGTTTCGATAAATCTAACATAACAAATCATGCACCCAACCTGTAAAACATTGTCATAAATTCTCTGCTCTTTTCTTGAACCATATTTCATTTCGATTTCTTCAAGTGTTGCAAATTTTCTTTCTTCTGTTTCATCTGTACTTGTTTTAACCTCTTTTGTTTCAACTGGTTTTTCTACCTTTGTTTCGCTTTTTACTTCACCCCATGCTTCATTATCCTCATTATTTGATTCTGGCTGTTTTTCAACAACTTCATTCTCATAAGCATTAAGTCTGTCAATCAACTCCTGTTTTGTGAACTTATGTCCTTTGCTTTCTAATGTGAGTCCTCTATTTCTTGACTCCTGTTTTAAATCTGCAACTTTCATTTCTTCAAATCTCATTTGTTTTGTTCTCCTTTTCTTTTTATGTCTTAATTATATCACTCTACTTTTTCTTTGTCAATATTTATTTTAAAACGATTATACAAATTACTGATAACATATAAATCATTCCAAACAATGATAAACAAGCTATAATGTCATTGAAATCCTGTTTTGTTATGCCCCATTCTTTCCAAAAGGCTCGGAACGCTCTTTTGAACGTTCTCACCTTTCTTTTTACTTTTCTCCGTAGCTTTCTGTAGTTGTATGGTGTCATTTTGTTTTATCTCCTATTTTCTATTTGAAATATCTAAAAGTTTCTTTACTGAAATCTGAAATTCCTCGCTTGCTCTATGCACTTCTAACACTCCTATATCTGTCATACATTTCAGATATCCATACAACTTGTTTTCTGCTTCCTCAAAACTAGCCAATCCTCTTCTGTATGTTGCTAATACGATTGTTTCAAACTCTACATATTTTATCATTTTTATTTCCTCCTAATTTGTTTTCTTTCTTATTTCTAAAACTATATTAACATATGTTTCAAATACTGTCAACATTTATTTTAAATATTTTTTAGCAAATTCTTCATTGCTCATTGTTTTCATATCATAAACATATTCAATAGCATCTGCACTGCTCATTCCAAGACCATCAACAAGCTCTATAACCATTCCTGTTAAATTATTATTTTTAATAAATTCTTTCTTCATTTTTGTTTTCTCCTTTTCTGTTTTATTTGTTTTCTCTTAACTTAATTTAATTATATATCAAAGGGTTGATTTTGTCAACCCCTTAATTATATTTTTTAATTGAATAAGCAATATCTTGCATAACTATAACCTTGTGTATTTACAAAAAACTTTTGTTCTGTTTTTTCATTTACAATCATTATAACATATTGCGTGTAATCTTCTTCACATCCGCAAGGAACATCTTTTAAAAAATTAAAATCTTTTAACAAATTATTTTTGAAATAAGCAAATTCTTTATCATTCATAATAAATGCCATTGAGCAAATTGCCTTTACATTGCAATATTCATTTTCATCTAACAACTGTTCTGTATATTCCTTAAGTGTATTGTTTTTATTTAATTTAGGCTCTGCTAAATTTAATTTCATTTCTGTTTTAAATGTTCTTTTCTTCATTTGTTTTATCCTCCTAGTTTGTTTTGTTTGCTTTCCTTTAACTTGATTATATTATAACATATATAAAACAAAAGTCAATACTTTTTTATAAAATATTTTAAAATAAATAAAGCTATATAAAATATATAAATATATTAATTATATTATATATAATATATAGCCTTATGCTTTATTTTATTTATCTGTTTTGTTATATTTTGTTTCTTTCTTCTTCCACTTATCTGTATAAGTATCATTGTATTTATCCTTATACTTCTTGTGGTATTTGTCTTGCATGTTATGAATTGCTATTACATCGTATCCAGTACCATTAAGCTGTTCGCACATTCTGTTTATTTCTTTTAGCTCTTTTGTTACATCCTGTATGAGTTTTGAAATATACTCTGCATCTGCTCCCATTCCATTATTCATACATTTCTGCCACTGTTCCTCATACAGTTCTTTTGTTTCATGTTCCCACTGTTTATACTGTTCCATTGCATTCTTTACAAACTTAGGGAGAACACTGTCATTCACATCATCTGTTGTGTATTTACTCCAATCTCTTGGAATCATCTGTGGGAACTGCACTTGTCTTAACGGAATCAATTTTTGGTGAAGATTTATGTACTTGTGGTGTAGCTTTCTTTTGTTTGCACATTCATCCATATACTGACATTCTAACTTTCTCTTAAAACCTTGTAAACCAAGGAAACAGAAATAGTCTGCAAGCTGTTCATGGAAACTTAATGCTTTCTGCATGTGTTCATCAAGTTTTACATACACTTCTTCTGCAATGTTTTCTTGCATACGTTTGTTTCTTTGTGTTCCCATATATGGTTGCTGTTCCTGTGTATTCCATCCCTGTTCTGTATTTGTTTTGTTTGTATTTACATTTTCGTCATATTTCACACCATTTACTTCATACATTGTTTTACCCTCCTTATATTACTGGAAAATTATAACTTGTTCCGCATAACTCACAGCTACTAACCATGAAAGTACCAACATCTGTTGCAACATTTGTATGGTATACTTTTCTACTTCTTAACTGGTCTGCATGAACATTGTTTCCACACTTTGTTCTAAGTACATATTGTGTTGTTCCTGCTCCGATTGTTATAGCTACCGTTTCTGCACTTGTTACTGTTGGAATTGCCTGTGCAATACAAATACATACTCTTTCTTTGTTACTATAACTTGCCTGTGGAATATTCAGAATCAAAACACCATCTTGAACTGTTACGCTTACTGTTTTAACAAAGTGTACGCAACCACCGCATCCATATCCATTATTATTATATAAACTACATGCCATTTTATATCACCCTTTCTAACCCTTTTAATTAAACGAATAGGGCGGTTTTTATGCCGCCCCTACAAATATATCACGCATAAGCGGAAACTCTCTTAAATCATCAAATAAACGCTTTAGCACCCACATCCATTATTGCAAGCTGCTCCATAATGTGAAAACATTTGTGCGCTTTCATATGGACTGCATGTCTGATATGCCGGAATCGGTGTTGGTCTTAATGTTGAAATCAGTGTTGCGTTCTGTGCTTGCTGACTCAGCTGGAAATTAGCTGTCTGCAACTGGTCACGTAAGCTCTGAATCTCATTCTGTGTCATTAATGCTCTTGTTGCATCACCATCTGCTTTAATGGCGTTCACAATATCACAAGTATTTTTTGCATTCTCATATCTTACAGAATCAATACTTCTCTGCGTTGTGCAACAACAATCCGCAAGCTGTGAAGCAAGTGCATTTGTGTTCTGCATTCCCGCTACTGCTACATTATTAATTGCTTGCTGTGTTCCATTAAAACCATTCAGAAGCGAAGTATTAACTGCATAGAATCCATCACAAATTCCATTCTCCAAACCATTCAGCTTATTCATTACTGCTTGGTTGTCAAAGCCTCTCTGAATTGCACTATCTGTATATGCGCTCGCTGTACTATTCATACCATTTCCACCCCAATTTCCAAAGTTACCTCCCCATGCAAGTAGGAAGAATAAGAAGAAAATCCAGCTTCCATTACCATCACCGAACATTCCATTGTTTTCTTTACCGAGTGCCAATGCATCAGCTACACTCAATCCATTTCCATCCATTCCCATAATTGTTACCTCCATTAATAATATTTATATAAACCACTATATGTACACTTTAGCGGCTCATACCACCCATAAAAGCTTGAAACTGTTTATAAGCCTGTTCTATATCTATTCCTCTCTGCTTACATAAGTTTCTAGCTACTTGCTCAAGTTCTTGTTCTGATTTACCTTGTGCCATTTCTTCTGCCCTTTTAAAAAGCGGATTATTCTGCATCATTTGTTTGCTCAACTTCTGAAACATAAGACACGCCCTCCTTAAGTTCTTTTATTCTTTGTTTCAATTCACTTACAACATTTTCAAACTGCTGTTTAGATACATATTCAATATTTACTTTATTTTCTGTTGGTTTTAATGTGTATGTTTTAAGTTCTGCTGAACCATCTAACAATATTTGCTTTGTGTAAATACATCCATGTGCAATGTCTGTAAAAACAAATAGACTACCATCTAAATCAATCATACTTGCTTTCGCTTCATCATAGCTTGAAACTGGTCTACCTTTTAGCATCTGTGTTTGACTCTGATTTTGCATATATGGCTGTTGGTAATTATATTGCTGTTCCATTTGTGCAATTCTATTTTGTGTTAATTGCTGTTGATATGGGTTCATTCCATACCCTGTATAATTGTACATCAATCACCACTCCTTTCATGCTTTTAATATATCACACTTTTAATGTTTTGAAATATAAACAAAGTATACTAGGAATAACCTTAAAGAATATGTGCAATAAAAAAAGGAGTGCTTTCGCACTCCATCAAATCATTCTACCTATTTTCATAAGCATCTTTCTATGTTTCTTTTTAACTGCAATTTCTGATAAACCAATTTCATCAGCTATGCATTGCAAAGTTTTCTTCTCTTTATAATGCATCCATAAAATCTGCTTTTCCTCTTCACTCAACATTGTCTGTTCCATCAAATCACCAAACTCTTTTACAGAACTTATTTCTTTTAATTTCGTCCTAGTTTCTGCGTTCTTTTTATCCATGCTTACCACTTCCCATGAACTTACCACATACCGGACACCTCTTATGATTTCCGCCTTGTTTATTTCTATTTTTTGCGATCTTAACAGTTTTAGCTGTTTTAGTTACGTGTATTCTTGCTTTCGCCATTCTTGATTCTCACCACCTTGGTTGTGAACCGCATTATCATTATATTGATTTCCGCTTACATCGTTGTATTCTGCATTTGCATTATCTCCACTTGTTTCGACATCAACATCTTTTCCATTTGTTGTCACATAATCAAATTGTGATTCATACCAAACAAAACAACCAAAACTAAATGCTGATTGCAAAAACATTAAAACAATTAGAATGATAATTATAATATCTTTTAGTTTGTTAGAGCGTTTATACTCTTTTTGCACGTCTAACAAAACTTCGCTAAATTCTTCCATGTTTGTTTCACTTCCTTAAATTGTTGCATCTTTGTATTTTCCATTTACTTTTACTTTTACAATTCCTGTACTGTATTTTCCATCTTTTCTATACATCATACCAGTTTTGTACTTGCTACTTTGTTTTGTGTAGCAATTAGCTTGTAACTTGAATATTGCATATAATGTTATATTTGCTGTTATTATGCTCGTTTCTTCAATATATGAACCACTTCCATTTTGATTTGTATTCCAGCCTAAAAATTCATAGTTCAGCCTTTTTGCTGTTGGTAGTTCTCCTAACCTGTCTCCATAATATACGGTTCGTACAATCGAATCAGAACCATTAACAGTTCCACCATTTGAACCGGCATCAAATTTGACAGCACAACTTATTCTCTCCCATACTGCATATAAATCTACATTTCTTTCATATGTCCATGTCCATGGCTTTCCAATCCACTGAGTCCAGTCCGTTCCATTACTTTCCCTCCAACCTTTAAACACATAGCCATTTCTTGTAAAAAAGTTTTTTTGTGTAACATAACTAGAACCATAATAAGCTTGTTCTGACCAGCTATCCTTTTGATTCCACAAACCACCATTTCCATGATAAGTAATTGTGTATCTATCTCTTGCCGGAATTGTAAAGTTTACATTTGCTGTGTATGAATTTCCTCCACCATATTCGATTCCAGTAAACCTAGCAGAACATGTACCAATATAACTAGATGTGTATCTGTCGTATGTTTTGCTGTATGTTCCAATTAAGATTTGGTTTGCTGTATCCCAACTATGTCCAGAACTTGTGTTGATATTTCTACTTCCAATACTTGAACTTGCTGAACTGTCCCAGTCAAAATAAAATGTATTAGAACTATCTTGGCAAGAATATTGTGACCAATACCATATTTGCACTGTTACTTCCGTTTTGGTTTTGCTGTTAGAAGAATCAACGTATAAACCAATACAACCTTGATATTTTGTTCCTGTTGAAACGGAACTCCATTGTGTACCGCTTGGTGCTGACATATATCACACCTCCTAACCAGTAATACGGATATAGATATCTCCGTCTTTTCCTGTCGAGTCACTTGGCTCTGCTGTTCCACGTCTTATTGTTGGCATTGCATTTATCTTTGTGTTAATCTCATTTATTTGATTTTGTAAACTTGTTGCCATATCTCCACTAAGTTGTCCTTTGATTCCGTCAAACCATTCATTGAACATTGAAGTGAACTGCGAAAACAAATCAGATGTACTTATTTGCTGAACAACTCCTGCAACAAAACCACATACTTCATTATAAGGTCTTTTATCTGTTATATCTGACGCACTGATACTCGACACTCCTACAGACTTTCTGATTGTTGCAAGCTGTAGTTCTTTTACTGTTGATGTGTTTGAGACATTTGTACTATTGTTTTTAAGTTCTAGCGACATTTTTCTATTTGTTTTATCCAACCTTATTACAACTGAATCTGTTTGAACATACGAAGAACTATTAACTTGAACTGTTAATGTTTTATCTTTTGTTAATTCATAATAATATCCATCTATATAAGCACTTCCTGCTTTTACTGTTACTTTCAATCCGCTTTGTGCTGACACCTTTAAACCATCTGTTGGCTCTATAAACACGCCATTGCTGATGAACTTTGAAAAATAATTTGCAAAATCTTCTGCATTATATGTTCTATCATATACACCGCTACTTGTTTCTACTGCGTTAAAAAAACCATACTTTTCCGCCATAACTAATCACTCCTTTCACCTCTTAGTATATCTTAAGGTAATAACTCCTGAATATGAAGTCCAGTTTGCTCCGGTTGATATAATTACTGTTGTACCATTTCCAATAATTCTTATGCCTATAGAATTAGACACGTCTTTTGGGTCTACATATGGGATTGGATAACTTGCACCGCCACTAAATGCAAAACTATTTTCTGCATCAATCCAGATATAATTGGCATCGGTAATACCTGTATTTATAGACTTTGTAGTATAATTCGGTAATGTTCCAATATTTATCATTTTCTGATAGATTGGTGCTGAATTAAAATATTGACCTGTAAACGATTCTACAACATCAGCACCGAGTGCCGTTACATTCACCTTATCCGATAGACTTTTTACAACATCATCAAATATACTCTCTAATCTCTTTGTTCTTGCTTCAATGTATTTAACATTAACATTGTTCTCTTCAACTTTTTTTACTGCCATTTCAGACTCTTCTAAAGAATCTTTAATTCTTGAACCATACGTAAATTCTATATCTACAATCTCTCTATCATCTTGCCTTGTCACTATCACATTTGTAATTTGTGCATCAATTTCCATTCCGAGTTCTTCATCTGCTACAGTTACAAAATCACCAATGTTATAATCTTGCTTATATGCGTATTGCTTTGTTATGTCTGTTACCGTTGCTGTATATTCTTCGCTTAAGTCATTATCTTTTGCTTTTTCATTTGCCCTTTGTCCTATAAGCTCTTCATACTCTGCATCTGTTAATTTTTTGTTATCCTGTTCACTCTGAATGTCTCTTGCATCAACCCACAATTCTCTTCTATTCCAGCCAGTACGCTCTCCAAAAGTAACATCTGAATTAACGTCTATGTTATACCACTTTCTGTCCTCTCCATCACCCTCTCCGGCAATATATACAGTGTTTCTTAATTTACTTCTATTTACTGTATAGTCTGTATCTGCTATATTGCTTAAGGATTGAGAAAATACCACAGAACTAACTGTCTTATCTTCTCTGTGTCTTGTTCTATCTTCACCAGCACCAATTTCCAGCGTCCATCCATCTATATTGTATGGATGTTCTCTGTTGATTACTACAATATTAGGCTTTAATTCGATTCTTAATTTATCCGCTTCCGCAACTTCTCTTATTTCATCCCACAACGAACCACCAGTAACTTGTTTGTCTATTGTACTACATACCCTTTTTAATCTTTCTTCATTTTCGAATTCTACAGATAACGCAATGTTTCTATTTTCATCATCTGAAAAAATTAGATTTTGTTTGATCAACTCTTCAATGTATTTATAACTTTTTCCTTTGAATGTAAGCTGTCCTTTGATTACTCTATATTCTAACAACTTTAACGCAAGACTTCCTTTGATTGTAAACACTCTACTTGTTTCGCTATCACTTTCACGCTTTACTGACTCAATGACTCCGAAAACATCATTGTCAAACAAAACATAATAATTCTTTGTTTTATCCATCAAATATAAATTTTCTTTATCAAGCATTGCATTAATTGTAAATGTTCCTATTTCTCTTGCCTTAAACTCATACTGTGAATATTCATATTTGCGGAGAATGTCAACTATGCACATCGTATCATCTAATATTGTTACCATAATTCTACATCCCCCTTATGTTAAAATATTGCTCCCTATATTCAAAACTAACATCAATGACACCATCACTAGGCTGTGTTTCATATGAATAATAGTTTTTTCCTATAAGAACTTTAAATAATTTGTAGCCAACTTCCATGTTTCCAACAATAGAAACTTCATCACCGCTTTGTGTATGCAGTTTAACACTTTCTTCTCCAATGTTAGTATTTATAACAATTTCATCACCGGCAGACATGCTCAAATCAGAAAATATAATTTTTGCATCTTCTGTTATGCTATTTACTTGCTGTGTTATTAATGAATCACTAATTGCTTTCATTCGTATAATACAACCGACTGGAACATCACCATTATTTTCAAACAATATAATTTTCTGTCTATGCTCCACTCCCATTGTTATTCCTTTTGTTTTAGGAATCGTTAACGGAAATTTGAACTTATTTTCAAGAACAGTAAAATTAATTGTTTTTGTTTCCTTATAAAACATTGGATTGAAACATTCAAACTCCAAAATAAACTTACATAAAACCTCATTGTTTTCTTTATATGTATTAGAATATTTTGGTGGTGCTGTTGGTCTTGCATCTAAATAAAATCCATTTGCTTCAATCACAATTTCTTGGTATATAGAAATCATTCTATCAAGTTCTTCCTTTTTGTCTTGTACTGCTGTTTCGCAATTCTCCCAGTATTGCTCCCATGTATTTGCCTGTTCTACATCCTTAGCAACAACATATCCTGTTATAGTTGGTTTTCTTGTTCCAACTGTTAAACCAGCATAAGACTGCCCTATTTGATAAGGCACTCTATACGCTGACATTTCTACGCTAGGTGTATCCCAGTCAATTTCATCAATGATATAATAACCATCTTTTGAATCAATAACAATACTGTCTTTTGTTACGCTATTTGTTAATGTAACTTTTTTGACCATTGTTTTCACCACCTTTTTAAAATCCTAACAGTAACTCCCTTTTTGCTTTTTTCATCTGCCTTGAATACTCATATGCGTTTGGTTTTGTATTGTAGAAATTAAATGTGTCTCCACTACTATTTTTACCTCTACTGTTATTATACTCTTCATTCTCCTGTTTTGTCAATACCCTTTCACCTTTATGCAACTCTGCTACATATCCGTTAAACGGTACATAATCCAAACCACTTGCGTGTTTACCGTTTACACTCTTAGCGGCTGACTTTGCTTCATTCGCACCACTTACAACATTCTTGAATCCACTAACAATTCCACTGACAAAACTTCCTATCTTACTTGCAAAATCACTTACCCAACCGAGTATACTGTTTCCTATGCTCTTTAATCCATTCCACAACTGCGACAGAATATTTCTTCCGGCATTGTACATCTGACCGCCTATTGCAAGTATCTTACTAGGTATCTGTGATACTATACTCCAAACTTTACTTGGTAATTGTTGCAAGAATGAAATAAATCTTGAAACAAAGTTTGTTGCTGTTTGAACTCCGCTCTGTACAAGCTGTGAACCCCATGATATTACTCTACTTATAGTTTGTGATAGCCATTGATATATTCTGCTAGGTAATGTTGATATCCATGTTACGACATTTGTTACAAAGTTTGTTGCGGCTTGAACACCAGTCTCAACTAAGTTTGTCCCAAACTCAATAACTTTGTTTATTGTATCAAGCAACCATTCCCATATTCTGCTAGGCAACTGTGCGAACCATGTTACAATATTTTCAATTATCACTGGTAATTCAGTTGTTGCCCATTCAATACAAGACTGACCAAACAAATATATACGTCCTAACATTTCACCGATTACATAACCAATCTTATAAGGTAATTCACTGAACCATGTTACAATCGCATTTATTGTGTTTGGTATTGTTTCATTCACAAAAGTATTAAATGCATTCGGTATTGTTTCTGTAAAAAAGCTAATTATGTTATTAACAAAGCCTTGTATTGTTTCAACTGCATTATTAAATACTTCTGGAATTGTTTCGGTAAAGAATATTTTAACGCTATCAAACGCTCCCAAAATGATTTCTGGAAGTCTGCTGAAAATATCAGACACTTTGTCAAAGAACTCTTGAAACTTTTGTGCCGCTTCATCAAGTCCAAACTTCTCTAATATCTTCGCTCCTATATCTCCTATAGTGCTTAAAATTGTGCTTCCAATACTTGTGAACGTTTCTACTACGTTGTCAAACAATCCTTTTATGCCATCTGCAACTTGTTCAAAATCTCCTGTAAATATTCCAATGAATATATCCATTATACTTAGAACATTGTTTAAAACAAGCTGTATAATATCTACAACTGTAGAAAAAGCACCCTCAAATACTGGTGCAAATATATCACATAGTGTCTCCCATGCTGTTTTAATTACATCTGTGATACTTTCAAAATTAAAACCTAATTCATTTATCTTACTTACAAATTCATTCGCAAAATCTGAAAACACTTTCTTTAATTCATTGAATGTATTTGTTATGTTATTTCTAAATTCTTCATTTGTTTTCCACAATGTAACAAACATTGCAACCAATGTTCCAATAACTGCAACAACTCCTAAAATCGGTGCTATTACCGAACTAAAAGTCGTTGCGATTTTTGTTATAACACTTGGTATTCCACCCATGCTTGCTATCAGTTCTGATTGCCCCATACTAAGAAGCTGTATCGTTTTTGTTACACTTCCAATAACTCCACTTGCTGTTTTAACAACTGTAATTATAGTACCTATTGTGCTTGCCACTTTTGACAAAATAAGCAAAACTGGGCCGATTGCGGCAATTACAAGACCCGCTTTTACAATAAAATTCTGCTGTTCTTCTGACAATTCATTAAACTTTGTTACAAGGTTTGTAAGCCACTGAATAAAATTTCTTATGTTTGGTATTAACACATTTGATATAACAATTCCCGCACCCTCTAATGCTGATTTAAAAAGTGTTATATCACCCTTTAAATTATCAAGCTGTGTTTGTGCTTGTTTTAATGCAGAATCGTTTGCGTCTTTCAATCCCTCTTTAAAGTTATTAACTTTCTCTGTTGATGAAACTGTCATTTTGTTAAACGCTTGCAATCCATATGTTGTGAATATTGTGTTCTTGTATGCGTTTCGTTCTTCTTCTGACATTCCACTTAGTTTGCCATTTAATTCATCTACAACGTCATTGAAATCTCTTGCATTGCCTTGTGCATCATACACTGAAACACCTAATTCGTCAAGTGCTTTCTTGGCTGTACTTGTAGGTGTATACAAATCCATCATTGCTCTGTTTAATGATGTTGCCGCTTCTTCTCCTGTTATGTTTTGTTCTGCTAATCGTAACAAACTTAATGTTACACTATCCATGTTCTGTCCATAACTCTTAGCTGTTGCGGATGAAGAGGAAAGTGCTGTTCCTAATCCTCGAACATCTGTGTTCGCCATTGTTGCCCCTTTTGCAACTAAATCTGTGACACGCTTTGCTTCATCCATTCCTTTTCCAAAACCTTTTAGTGTTCCTACAACATAAGTGGAAGAATCTGCCAAACTTAAATTACCAGCCGCCGCAAGGTTTAATACTTCCGGTAATGCTGTCATTTGCTCTTCTGCCGTTAATCCACTCTGCGCTAATACATTTAATCCCTCTGCCGCTTGCGTTGCGCTAAACGCTGTTGTAGCACCCATGTGCTGTGCGAACTTTGAAAGGTTTTGAATCTTATCTGTTGTTGTTCCCATTGTTGCGGCAACTTGTGACATAGCACTTTCAAAATCTGTTCCCGCTTTAAGTGCCGCCGCTCCTACTCCAGCAAGTGGCAATGTTACATTTCTTGACATTGTACTTCCTACTGTAGCAAAGGCACTTGAAAGTCCTTTAAACTTTTGTTCTGCTGTGGCTGATTTATCCCCAAAAACTTTTAGGTCATTATAAGCGGATTTAAACCCTTTTTGAAACTTACTTGAATCAAGTTCCAAATATGCCACAGCAGTTCCCATATTAACCGCCATTTGTTTCTCCTTTCAAACAATACTTTTATTCGTACTGTTTATAAAAATCTTTAAAATTGTTATAGTGTTTTGTCTCCGCTTTTTTGTTCTGTTCTATATAATGAGGTTTTTCTCCCTCTGTTAATCTCAATGTTAATTCACAACATGCTTCGTTAAAACAAAAGGCAGTATAACTGTCCTCTATCCCTAGCACTTCACTAGGTAAACATTTATACTGCCTTGATATTGCTAATACGCTTTCTACCTTTTTACTCTGTACGAAAGGATTCTAAAGCTTTTACCCCCTGTTGTGAGTAATTAAAAATGAACATCATCTGCTCGTCTGTAAGCTCAATCCCTGTACTTTTGATTTCCTCATATGTTGGCTCTACAAAAGTTTCGCTTGCAATCAAATCAATTACATCATAAATTTCTTGCATCATACTGTTTTCTTCTGTATCAAGACTTCCACTCTGTACAAATAACTCATTTGTTTTAACAAGTAATGAGTTTGGAATCCTTCCCCGTTTTGCCATTCCTAAAATAGATGGTCTTTTAAGTTTTGCAACAAAAGGCTGACCCTCTGCAAAATCGGGAAGCCTTACGATGTTACCATTTACATATTGCTTCAACTGTTCCAAGCTCGTTACCTGTTCTGTTTTTGCTGCTCTTGCCATGTTCTTATTCTCCTATCTTTTTTTTTATTTAATTTACTGCAAGTCCTGTTTCAAAACTATCTTCATCTGACAATACAGACACATCTGTGAACTGTGGGAGTGTTTTTGTATAAGAAATCTTATAAGGTGCTTCTCCCTCTTTTGGTGCTGAATTAATTGTGTACTCTGGAACTCTAAATACATTATCTTCTGAACTCATTGCCACTGGTGTTCCTTGACAGTTAGGATATGTGATTTTCTCATATCTAACAATCTGACCACTTGCATCATATTGTGCTGAATAACAATCGAGTTCAAATACTTGTCCTTTGTCTGTACTTCCTGCAACTGGCGGTGTATATGTTAATGAATCTCCGCTTCCCTTTACTGTTCCGCCTTGCAGAATCTTAACAAGTTCTGGAATGAACACATTATCTGTCAATGTAATTTGGTGTCCAGTAATTGTTGTCTTTGCTGGTTTCTGTGCAATTAATCTTCCATCTTTTACAAGTTTAATTGCATCTGTTGTTTCCGTCTGCGGTTCTACTCCAACTTTATTCGCTGTGTCTACCGCAATCTCTGTCGCATTTGTATCATTACCATCAACCACGCCTGTTCTTACAACAACAAGCGAAACGTCAATGGTTGGGATTCCAACTGCTTTTTTCTGTGTTTTTGCCATTACTTAACCTCCTAACGATTTTCTATTTTTCTACAGCCTTGGTATTGAAATGATACCATATGTGCGTTTTTATCTTCATCATAAAAACTTGCTGTTTCATTTCCAACATACATAACAAGTGGAAATACTTTTTTCATTTTTTGTTTTGTTTCAAACATGAAACTTTCAATTCTTCCATATCTATTCGCTGGAATATATAACATAATTGTGTATAGCGGTCTTTCACTTGAAACTGATTGTTGCTCATATGTTCCCTCTGACTTTATCACAATGTATTCTTTTATACATTCCCCTTTGTGCTGTGATGGATAGTATACGTTAGTTCCATCTGCTTCTAAAACATCCCTAATTTGCTCTATAATGCTTTTCATTTGATGTACCTCAATAAATCCTTATAACCATCTAAAACTTCCTTAGAACACGCATTAACAGTTGGCTGTAGAATCGCAAATCTTCTTTCATTGCATAACTCTAAATATATACCATAGTCAACTCCATGTCCTATATATATTCTTGTTCGCATTTTTCCTATTTGTTCAACCCATCCTGTTAACCTTTGCCTTGCATGTCCTGTTCTGTCTGTCCACGGTCTGTTCCTCTTAGCATAGTTCTGAAACTTTTTTGCACCGCTTGTTGCAAACATTTTAATTGCAACTTGCGATTTTGTTTCTGCTCTTTCTAAATTATCTAACAACTGTTTCGCATCAATTCTAATTGTTCCCATTTAACACCAACTCCATTGATATATCACAAATAATGTTAAACTCCTGCATATTATTTTTCTCAATAATCTTATAAGTATTTTCATTTATTTGTATCATATCTCCATTTTTAATCAAAACAGAATCATCATATGCAACCATTAATTTCGGCTGTCCTTTTGAATGCGTTTTAGAACCATCTGAAATACTTTTTGTTATATACCCCTTTTCTGTATGAAACAATCCTTGTACTTCTACAACTTCCTCTTGTTTGTCTGTATCTTCTCCATAGCTGTTTAATACTGTTCTTTTAACCACATAACTTCTGCCATGTGTTTTTATCTCACGTTTTACTTTGTTTAGTTCTATCTGTAACATTTTCTCATTCATCTTAGCACCCCACTGTTTACAGAAACAAAGTGGGATGCAAGCATCTTGAAATAACTAGAACTGTCTTTCGTGGTTAAACCACTCACATCCAACCCTGTTACTTCTGCTTTGATTATTAATCCATCATAGCTTGCTTTTCTAACATCACCATTATTTTTCTCTAACAGATATTGTAATTCATCCACTTCAAAATATGGTGCTTGTTTTTCTCTCAAGTTGAATTTTAACTGTTCTAAATTATCCATCTACTCACCTCCCACTTTTGTTTACATCTTACTCTGTTGGATTGCTTTCTGAATAATTTGTCTTGCTTCTCTTACATTCTTAGCTTTTGAAGTATCAATGTTATGTTTCTCTGCATACTCCATAAGCTGTTCTTTGTTCATTTCAGAAATCGGAATTGTATCAACTGAATCATCTTCTTCAATCTGTTCATCTTCTACAATATCATCAATGTTCTGTTTTGTTTCATCAACAATAACATAACCATTCTTTTTGAACATTGTTTCATATGATTGGCGGCTTACCTTAACGGTATGCTCACCTTTCATAATATTAACCATTGCCATATCTATTCCCCCTTACGCTACTACATCAAGAATATATACTTGATCTGCTGTTGGGAAGTCTGGCAAACAAATCATTGTTACTTTTGTTTCAACATTTACCGGGTCAACCTTTGTCATTGTTGTAACTGCTACTCCTGTATCTGTAATAGACACATTTGCAACATTACTTGACATAAGGTCTGACTCTTCCGGTGTTGTACCAAACCATGTGTTTCCGAGTTTTCCTGTTGGGAACATAACAAAAACATCTTCTGGAACATATCTCTGAACTGCTCCCTCTTCATCTTTGTATCGTTTGTCATATACTACAATATCAATTCCGAGTTCATCTTTAATGAACTGTTTAACTTTTGCATCTGATACAAAACCAACACCATCTGTCATAACATAGATAGATTTCTTAATTTCTGTATTTGCTCTGATATATCCGAACACCTTTGAAGAACATACCGCTCTTTCAACTGTTACGCCAGTATCATCAACGATTTTTGTAATTCCTGTTCTGATATCATCAAGGATTGTTGCTGATGGGTCACTCCAACTCTTTGTTACTGTTACTTTATGGCTTTCATCTACACCATAATCATACTCATAAACCTGTCCATTTCCTTTCATAGAAATTGTTCCTGTTGTGAGCATCATCATTCTCATGCGCTCTCTCTGTGCGGAAGCACCCTCAAGAAGTTCAACCTCGTCTGCAAAAATTCTGTTTACGATTGCATCAATGTATGCTTGGTTTCCACTCTCAATAATTTTGTTAAGTTCCTGTCTTAACTCTTCATCAATATACTTGGACTCTTTGAAGAATGGCATGTCTGCGCTTAACTTCTCAAATCCAATTCTCGGTCTTGGAATAGCCTGTACATCAAACGCTGATGCTTTCAAAACTACTGGAAGTCCATTAGAGCCTTTCAACCATTTAAGCGTGAGTCCGAGTTTCTTATCATTTGGGAAAAGTTCCTCTCCTAAATATGGATCTCTGTCCTGTTGTAACAATTCCCAATATGATGTAATTTCAGAACTAATAATAAGATCATAAATTGTCATGTTTTGTTTTCCTCCTATTTCCTAATTAACAAGCAACGAATTTAATCATTGGCATTGCTTTCTTTACTGTATCTGTAAGTTTCGCTTTTGTTGTTGCATCAATTCTGTTTGTATTTACGAATCCAAACAAAAGCAATGTTCCGTTTGCATCACCTGTTGTAACATCTACATCATGTAGCAGAACTCCTACTGCATCAGATGCTTCTGTAGAACTTCCAGCTGTTGCCGCTGTGAATGCCGTTGTTCTT